TCGTTCGATCCGTCCGCCGGACATGATCCCGAACGAGAACGACCCGGCGAGCGTGCCACCGGCGACGGTCGGGCCGCCGGCCGCGACGCCGGGGGACCCGCACGGTGTGGTGCTGACGGGGGCCGACCCGCCCGACTGGCGGCCGCCGACGATCGTCCCGTCGGCGTGGTCGGGGTGGCCGTCCGACTGGTTCACGCCGTACTGGGCGTCGGGGGCGATGCCGAGCACGCTGACCGACACCGCCTGGATGTGCGTCGACTTCAACGCCCAGGCGCTGGCGACGATGCCGCCCTATCTGAAGGACGGCGCCCAGTCGTTGCAGGCCGACTGGCTGAACAACCCCGACCCCGACGTCTACACGTCGTGGGAGGAGTTCGCCCACCAGCTCTTTTGGGATTACCAGCTCGGGGAGGCGTTCGTGCTTTGCACGGCCCGTTACTCGACCGGCTGGCCGGCGCGGTTCCATGTGGTGCCGCCGTGGATGGTGTCGATCGACATGGAGTACGGGTTGCGGGTCTACTCGATCGGCGGCGAGGACGTGACCGACGACATGCTGCACGTCCGCTACCAGTCGCAGGTCGGGTACGCGCACGGGCAGGGGCCGTTGGAGGCGGGCCACTACCGGATGGTCGCCGCCCAGATGCTGATCCAGTACGCGTCGCAGCTGGCGGCTGGCGGCGGCATCCCGTCCGGCGTTTTGCAGCATCCGGCCGAGCAGACGCCGGCGCAGGCGATGCAGCTGAAGGCCGACTGGGTGGCGGCGCGGGCGTCGTCGATCGGCGAGCCGGCGGTGCTGTCGGGCGGGATCGAGTGGAAACCGACGCAGATCAACCCGCACGACATGGCGCTGACCGACCTCCTCGACAAGCAGGAGGGCCGGATCGCGCATCTGCTGGGTGTCCCGTCGGAGCTCGTCGGGATCCCCACCTCGACCGACGCGATGACTTACAAGAACGTCACGATGTGGTTCGACATGCACTGGCGGACCGGGTTGCGGCCGAAGGCGCAGAAGGTGATGGCGGCCCTGTCGGGGTGGGCGCTGCCCCGCGGCACGCAGGTCGAGCTGAACCGCGACGAGTACGTCGCCGCCGAACCACTCGAGCGGGCCCAGACCGCCCAGATCCTGAACGCCATCGTGGATCCGGTCACCGGGCAGCCGGCCCTGAGCGTGCAGGAGATTCGCGACGCCGAACGGCTCGACAACAGCACACCATCCGACGTTTCCAGCGGGGTGCTCAGATGAACGGAGAGGTTGAAATCAGGACGGCGGAGGTCGCCGACGTGTCGTTCCCGAACCGCACGATCGAGCTGATCGTGATGCCCTACGAGACCGAGACGACGATCCGCGAACAGGGCCGCGAGTTCACCGAGATCGTGACCCGGGGCGCGTTCGGGGGGCTCGAGGCGAAAAACGGCGGCCAGATGCGGGTCGGCGTCAACCGCGACCACGAGATCCAACGGACGGTCGGCCGCGCGATGGCGTTCCACCCGGCACGCCCCGACGGTCTCGTCGCCGAGCTGCGGATCTCCGCGACCGCGCTGGGCGAGGAGACACTGGTGCTGGCAGACGACGGGGTGCTGGGCGCGTCGGCGGGATTCACGCTGCTCCGCAAACACGGCCGCTACGGGCCGGTCGTGGCGGGCGCCGAGACGTGGGAGACACGGTCGCGGCGCAGGCTGAACCGGCTGTACCTGGCGCATATCGCGTTGACACCCGACCCCGCCTACGAGGAAGCCGGCGTGTTGGCGGTCAGGAAGGCCAGCGAGGCGGCGACGGTGACGCCGAACCGCGACCGCTGGCAGGTCGAGCAGTGGCGCCGGCAGCTTGCCGACATCGACGCGCGTTATAGTCACCGGTAGCGCCGAACTTTCCACCGTGTAGTCAGCCCAGACGGGCGTCCGGTCGGCCAGTGGGGGAAGCGCGAGATCGCGATCAGCTTGTGCCTTTGTTCGCTTTCGCGTTGGAAGGAGCACCCCCACGATGTCTGTCCGTTCGACCGACACGATGCTCGCTCGCTACGTCAGCGAGATCGAGGAAAGACAGCAATTCATCGACGGCGTCGTCAGCGCCGCCGAAGAGAAGGGCGACGACCTCAGCGAAGACCAGCTCGAGCTCGTAACCCACGCCCGCGACCGGATCGCGAAATGCAACACGCTGATGCAGCCGCTCGAGGAAGCACGGAAAATCTCGATCGACTCCAGCAACCGGATCGCGGCGGTCGCAAAGTTCATGACCGAGCCGGGCCGCCCCAAGGATGTGGAGTACCGGTCGGCCGGCGAGTACGTGCTCGACATGTGGAAGGCCGGGCTCGGCGCCGAGGAGGCAGTCCGCAGGCTCGACACCTACAACCGGGCCGCATCCCACCAGACGACGTCCGACAACCCCGGCCTGCTGCCGACGCCGATCCTGGGGCCGGTCGTCAACTTCATCGACGCCGCCCGGCCGCTGGTGAACGCGCTCGGGCCGCGCCAGCTGCCCGGCACCGGCTTCAGCCGGCCGAAGGTGACGCAGCACACCGCTGTCGGCGCACAAGCGTCTGAGAAGGCGGAGCTCGTCAGCCAGAAGATGACGATCGGCAAGTTGACAGTCACGCCAGCGACGATCGGCGGGTACGTCAACGTCAGCCGCCAGGATTTGGACTGGTCGCAGCCGGCGATCATGGACATCGTCATCCAGGACCTCGCGGCGCAGTACGCGATCACGACCGAGGCGACCGCCGTGCAGGCGTTCTACACGGGCGGAACCGCCGGGCCGACGATCCCGGCATCACCGACCGGCGACGTCGTGGCAGCCCAGTTCTGGACGGCCGCCGCATCGGTGTACACGGCCACGAAGGGGCAGGGCCGCGTGCTGGCGGTCGCCTCGCCGGACGTGCTCGGGATCCTGGGGCCGCTGTTCCAGCCGGTCAACCCGATGAACCAGCAGGGCCAGGGGTTCTCGGCCGCCGCGTTCGGGCTCGGCGCCGCCGGCTCGATCTCCGGCATCCCGATCTACATCACGTCCGGGTTCGGCGCCACGAAGAGGCTGGTGGTGATGTCGACCGCCGCCGCCGAGGTGTACGAAGACCGGATCGGGTCGCTGCAGGTCGTCGAGCCGTCCGTGCTCGGCGTCCAGATCGCCTACGCCGGCTACTTCGCGTCGCTGATCGTCGAGTCGACGGGGATCGTGAAAGTGACGGTCACGTAGAGATGGCCGACGAGAAGCCGCTCGACGAGCATCAGACGACCGAGGTGGTTGAGCAGGACTCGCCGACCGGCGATCCGGTCGACGACCACTACGAAACCGAGGTGACACCGTCGGAGCCGAACCCCGAGCAGTCGGGCGGAACCATCTGGGACGCCCCGAACCAGCAGGTGGTCGGGCAGCCGCACCCATCCGAAGAGGGGACGGGCGGCACCGACGCCGGGCTCGAGAAAGCCGCCGGCACGATCGAAGAGGAGGAGCCGGCACCGAAAAAGGCGAAGGCGAAGGAGGGGCCTGCCAGGGAGAAAGAGGCGAAGTAGGTGGCGTACGGGACGACCGACGAGCTGCTGCGCCGCCTGAACATCCGCAGCCCGACAGCGGTGCAGATCGAGCAGGCGCAGCTGTGCCTGGACGGCGCGTCGACCGAGATCAACTGGGACCTCGACTACGACACCGACACGCCGTCACCGCTGACGGTGCTCGTCTGTTACGGCCGGGCCCGCGAGTTGTGGAACCTCGGCTACGCGACGTTCGGGGCCGCCCTGTTGGCGTCCGATCTGTTGGCGTACGCCGGCAACGACTCGTGGGCCCGCTGGCACCGCATGCTCGACAAGTTGCGGCTCCACGAAGGAATCGCCTAGGTGGCGGGGCTGGCCGAGATCATGGAAGCGATAGCGGCCAGCCTCGACCCACTCACCACCGAGGTGCCCGGTTTGCAGGTGACCGCGTTCTGGAACGGCGGCCCGACACCACCCTCGATTGACGTGTATCCGGGCGGCCCGTCGGGGCTGCCCGTCTCGCAGGCCGGCTGGGAAGAAACGTTCACCGTCCGCGCCCGCGTGGCGAGCCCTGACGATGTCGGGGCGCAGGAGGTGCTGCTCGGGCTGATGGACGTCGACGGGCCCGCATCGGTGATCACGATGCTGAGGATCGATCCGTCGTTCGGGGGTGTCGTCGGCGGCTCGGCCGTCGACGAGCGGTCCGGCTTCCAGCCGTACCCGGGCGACTACCTCGGCTGCGAATGGCGGCTAAGGACGATCCAATGAGGATTCTCTGGCTCGGCAATCCGCCGTGGCTGCCGTCCGGCTACGGCCAGCAGGCCGCGCTGGCGTTGCCGCGGCTACAAGCGCTCGGCCACGACCTCGCGCTGGTGTGCAACTGGGGTCAGCACGGCCACGCGACCGGCTGGGAAGGCATCACCTGCTACCCCTGCGACTCGAACTGGGGCAACAACAACCTGGCGACGTTCGCCGAAGCGCACCAGGCCGACCTCATCCTCGCGCTCTGCGACGCGTGGGTGCTGAAGCCCGACCTGTGGCCCGACGAGCTCGAGGTGGCGGTGTGGGCGCCCGTCGACCATCTGCCGGCGCCGCCGGCGGCCGTCAAGGTGCTCGCCCATGAGCAGGTCACGCCGGTCGCGATGAGCAGGTTCGGTGTCGCCCAGATGCGGGACGCCGGGCTCGACCCTCTGTACGTGCCGCACGCGGTCGACACGACCCTGTTTCGGCCGCGGCCCGATCTGCGCGGGCGGGCACGCGACGAGCTCGGCGTCCCGCAAGACGCGTTCCTGGTCGGCATGGTCGCCCAGAACACCGGCAACCCGGCCATGCCGCGCAAGGCGTTCCCGCAGGCGTTCCTCGCGTTCTCACGGTTCGCGAAGACCCGCCGCGACGCGTGGCTCTATGTCCACACCGAGACGGCGCCGGCGATGGGCGGCATGAACCTCGACCGTCTGGCGGAGGCGTGCGAGTGCCCGCAGGGCCGCACCTGGTTCCCGCACCCGGCCAACTGGCACCTACCCCAGAGCTCGGAGGCGGTCGCGTTCATGTACCAGGCGTTCGACGTGCTGCTGATGCCGTCGATGGGCGAAGGGTTCGGCATCCCGTTGTTGGAGGCGCAAGCGTCGGGGGTGCCGGTCATCACGTCGGATCATTCGGCGATGCGGGAGCTCTGCCAGGCGGGCTGGCTCGTCGCCGGCGACCCGTGGTGGGACGCGTTGCAGGACGCCTGGTTCCAGGTGCCGCACGTCGGCCAGATCGTGGACGCGCTGGAAGCCTCCTACGCCGCCCGCGACGACAGGCCACTGCGGGACAGGGGTGTGCGGTTCGCGGCCGCCTACGACGCCGACACGGTCGCACGGACCCACTGGCAGCCGCTACTCGGATCTAAGTCGTCGACGACTCAGGTTTTGGAGGCGGTGGCGTGAGCGAAGCCGAAGCCTGGCTGCTCCACCTCGTCCCCGACCACGGCGAGCTCGCCCTCGACGTCGGCGCCAACGAGGGGTCCTTCATGACCCTGCTCGCCAACCGGTTCGCCGAGGTACACGCGTTCGAGCCGAACCCGCAGATCACGCCCATCCTCCGTCAGCGCGCGAACGGCCGCGAGAACGTCCGCGTGCTCGAGCTCGCGGTCTACCGGCGGCCGGCGGTGCTGACGCTCAACCTCTACCCCGGCTCCGAACAAGCGTCCGCCTACCCGGACCAGCACGGGCCCGCCGACCGGCAGGTTCGCGTGCCGGCGTCGTCGCTCGACGAGCTCGGCTACCCCGACGCGCCACAGGTCGACTTCGTGAAAGTCGACGTGGAAGGCGGCGAGGTCGACGTGCTCGCCGGCGCCGACCAGACGATCGGGAAGCACCGGCCGCGTCTGCTGATCGAGATCCACAACCTGGACAACCTCGCGGCCTGCCGCAGCCTTCTGGACGGCTGGGGCTACCGGGTTGAGCACATCCCGCATCCGCACCCAGGAGTGCATCCAGGGCACTGCTGGCTGTCCGCCAACGCGGCCACGGCCGCACAGAAGGGAGCATGAGATGGCGAAGTTCCTGCTGACCAAAGCGAAGATCCTGGTCAACAGCGTCGACCTGTCCAATTTCGCGTTCAGCCTCGACACGCCAGAGACGAAGGAGCAGGTCGACGTGTCCGGCTTCAACCCGGCCGGCACCCGCGAGTATCTGCCCGGCCAGTCGGACCAGACGATCACGATCGGGTTCCTGCAGGGGTTCGGCACCTCGGAGCCGCACCGTGTCCTGCAGCCGCTGTATTCGTCCGGGTCGGCGTTCCCGATTTCGGTGATGGCCGACTCGTCAGCGTCGCCGAGCGCCGCGAATCCGACGTTTGGTGGCACCGCGACCCTGTACGACTACAACGGGCTGGCGGGCACGCTGAACGCGCGCGGCGAGATGACCGCGACTTTCCGGGCGACAGGGTCTGGCGGCTTCCAGTGGGGCACCTCATAGCGTGGAAGGGCCGGCTGTTGTTGTCCGCGGCCAGCGCGACCTGTCGCGGGCGTTCGCCAAGGCCGACCGCGACACCCGGCTTCGGTGGCGGCGGACGCTCCGCGAGCTCGCCGAGCCGGTTCGCTCCGATGCGGAACAGATGGCGCTCACCACGATCCGCAACATGGCGAACAGCCCGAAGTGGGCGCGGATGCGGACCGGCGTCACCCAGAAACTCGTCTACGTCGCGCCACGCCAGAAAGGAACCAGGGGTCGTGGCCGTAGCCGGCGGCCGAACCTCGCCGATCTGCTGATGGACCGGGCGATGCAGCCGGCGTTGGATCGCCACCGCGGCGACGTCGAGCGGGCCGTGGAGGTGCTGTTCGACGGGATCGCCGACGACTTCAACAGGGGAGGA